GGAAGATGCTAAAAAGTATCCTCAATTCTATGGAATGAATCCATTAAGTATGCCAACAGGTAATAGGCTTGTTAATACTTTTGATGGAAGCATTATTGTAAAACAGGAAGATACTTCTGAAAAAGTTTCTAATGGAACTCAACAAGTAGACTTAAAGAATACTGTTGGGCGAAATAGAGATGGTGAAGATAAACAGCTAAATAGTGGTTTACAAAACTTTAATCCACCAAAAGAATAGGAGGTATATTATGAGTTTTAAAAAAGTAAAGGGTGCTAGTGAAAAAGTTTCACCGCCTGTTACACAGACTTTTGCTAAACACGTTCCTAGTGTTCCTAGCAAGAAAAAAATTAAATATTCTAAATAACTAAATTTTTAAGGAGATAGAAACAATGGCAGAAGAAATTAAGGACGAAGAGAAAGATAAAACTATTGATATTCAAGCGGAAGTAGAGAAAGCTCGAAAACAAGAGCGTGATAAATTACACGCTGACATTGAACGTCTGAAAGCGGAAGTAGCGGAAAAAGCAAAAACTTGTAATGAGAATTATGTAACTATCTCTAATCTCCAAAAAGAATTAGAAAACCATAAAAAACTTTTAGGAGAGGTTGACAGTAAAGTTGCGAAAGCGAAGGAGGACGGAAAAGTGGAAGCGAATAAAGATTTAGAAGCTCTTAAGGCAGAGCTAGAAGATTATAAAGCTAAATTAGCAAAAGCGGAAAAAGATTTTTCCGATTATAAAGCAAGTGAAGAATTGAAAGCTTATAAGAATACTATCACAGCTGACATTGATGAAGAGTTTAAGGCTTTAGTAGTAGGTAATACTAAAGAAGAAGTTGATGCTTCTTATGCACAAGTTAAAGGTATCCAAAATGCGGTTAAAGAAAAGTATAAAGTAAAAGAGCCTTTGCCTGAACCTAAGAGTAAGGTAAAAGCACCGCAAAAGACTGATGACTTGTTAAAACGCCTAAATTCTATGTCACTTGAGGAGTATGCGGAAGCTAGAAAGAATAAGTTTAAATAATTTAAGGAGTGATTTTTAAATGGCAAATTGGCCTTTAGCAAATGAGATAAATACTATAATTCAAACAACTGGAACTGAATTAGACAGTGGTACTGCTGTACAATTAGTAAATTCTTTATCTCCCGTATTAAGTAAAGAAATTTTGTTCATGTCTGAGCCTATTTACACCTTCTACAACTTTGCCGCTAGAAAGACTGAGTTGAATGTAAGCCCAGGTAATGAAATTAAGATGTTGACTTACAACAACTTGAAAGTTGCAGAGCCTTTGGAAGAGGGTAAGCATATTAAGACACAAACTCTAAGCTCTAGCACTAAGAGCATTAAGGTTAAGGAACATGGTACTGCTGTAATGATTACAGAAGCCGCTATTCGTTTCTCCTTTGTAAATGAGTTGGAAATTGCAATTCGTCAACTTTCTCGTAACTATGTTATGACTATTGAAAAAGAAATGCGTGATGCCGCTGTTAAGGGTGGTGTAGGTACTTCTAAGATTTTCGGTAGGCAAAAGGGCGGTGCAAAGATTACCGCAAGGAATCAAATTGCCGCAGGTGTAAATGAAATGACTGTTGCTACTATTAAGGATGCTATTGAAATTCTTAATACTGCAAACTGCCAAAAAGTTGATGGACAATATTGGGTATGCATACTGTCTCCACACCAAGCACGTGCTTTAAGGGATGACCCTGCATGGATTAACGCTAGTGACTACGCTCAGCCTGAAACCCTGCTGAATGGAGAAATCGGACGCATTGATGATGTTCGTTTCATTGTTACTACTTTAATGCCTAGTGGTGCGGCAGGTGAAAATGAACTCGGCTATGTAGCAGATTTGAAAGGTGCGGGCAAAGAGAGCATTGATGTTTACCAAGCAGTATTGTTTGGTGAAGATTACTACTGCTTAGCTGAAAGCCTTGCTCCCGAAATTCGTACAGACAATACTGGGGACTTTGGTAGAGAGGTTAAAATTGCTTGGTATGGTATTTGGGGCGTAGATGTTCTGAATCCTACTTATGGCGTTGTAATCGAAACCGCCTAATTTAAGGTAGGTGAGCCAAATGGCTATTACAGCAAGTGATGCTTTGTTTGCAAAACAAGCACCCGAAGTTTTGGCAAAGAAATTAGGAAACTCTGTTACTGTGGATGATGTGTTCTTTATGGAACAAGCACCGCAAGTAGTTGCCAAAAAAGTTGGCGTAGGAGTTGACACTGTTTTCTTTGCAGAAAGCGGTAGCCAAGAGTTTGCAAACGAGGCAAATAAGAAATTAGAAGCAAGTGCTTCTGAAAAAGTAGCCCCTAGTAAGGGTTGAATATAGGGGAGTTTTTAAAAACTCCCCATATTTTTTATAGGAGGAAATAATGGCTGAAAAGAAAATAGAAGTAGAAATTCCTGCGACCGAAGTTAAAGTAACTTCTACCGCAAAAACAAAAAAGACAGCAGATACTTGTGATATTACAACTAAGGAAGATTTTAAGATTATGTATGGTGATAGGTGGTTCTATTTTACAAAGGGAACTGTAGTTACTGTACCAAAAGAACTTAAAGAATTTTTACAAAAACAAGGTGCTTTAGACGTTCTGTAAGGAGGTGTGGAAAATGGCTAATGAAGAAATGACACAAGAGGAACTTAGTCCTAATATGCAACTAATAGTGTCTTATTTAACAGATAGCCTAATGTTGTCTACTCCTTTAATTGAAAATGACCCTGCCTACCTACAATTAAAAGACTCTATACCAAGCATTATAAACATGGCTTTGGTAAGTTTGGGAAAAGATGATGTAGAGGAATTAAATAAGCATGAAATACTTTTAGTAGTATTGAAAAGCTTGCATACAATTTATTTAAGGTTAGCTATGTCAACTGCTCCTGAATTTGATGTAAGTGCGGAACAGGTAAGTTTCAAAAAAGGTGATAGATTTTTCCATTATACCGAACTTGCAAAAAATGTTGCGGAGCAGTTAGATAAAGAAGAAAATTCTGCGGTCGAAGTGTTAGATGTAAGGGTTAGCACAAAAAATGGCAGTATAAGAAATTATAACCTAGCTGTTGACCAAAAAATAGGTTTAAAGACTAACACTGTAACTGACCACTCTATTGAATTGGAGTGGAAAATGTTTAATCTAACATACGGAGAATTTCATAGTTATAATCTAATGTACTCTGAAATTCCAATTTATGATGAATATGCAATCCCTAAAGTTAGGGAAGGAAATGATATTATTAAGTTAGACTTCTTTGATATAAGGAGAACTAAGTTAAGACTCATGGATTTGGAAGCGGGTAAAAAATATTATATATTATTGATTTTTAGAAATAGAGATGGGCATAAAACTTATGAACAAATAGAGGTAGAAACTTTAAGCGGAGAGGTTGTTGAGAATGGGGATTAACAAATACTTAACAGACTCTATAGAGCAAGTTTATACAGAAATTGGTGAAAGGGGCATGAGTTATTATTATGTGCCTGTTATAGAAAAGAAAATCAAGGATAGTATGGATTATATTAATTATGACTTTGACAATAAAATAAAGATAGGTGCGGCAATAAATTCTGATTTGACAAGTGATGTTGATGTAGAGTTTGCGAAAGTTTATTTGAAGAATACTAGAAGCACTGTTACGATACAATTTACGTTGGCTAGTATTGCCCCTTATAAGGTTGACGTTTTAGATAGAATTTATGTTGAGTATGATGACGGAAGATTTGAGAACTACTTAATTGTGGGCATAGATAATGGCGTTCTTTTGAATGGGATATACACAAGTGTGAGAGCCTTTGAATTTGATGGCACATTGACAAATTTCCAATGGGCTGACAATGGAGTGGTTAAGAATGAAGTATGATGGGCTTAGGTATGATGGTGGAATTTGGGAAGAACTAAGAGCAAAGATAAATGCAACTACTGAAAGACAAAAAGAGGCTTTGAGAGACTCTTTAAGAGAGTCAGCAAATGAGCTATTATTTTATTCTCAATTAGAAGTACCCGAAGATACAGGTTATTTGCAAATGACCGCCTATGTAGATGACTTAGGTGACAGCTTTAATGTTGTTTATTCAGCAAAAGCGGGTGACAGAGCATCTTATATGGGGGACGATGATTTTAGTGGTGACCCCGATTATAACTATGCTTGGATACAGCATGAAGCCACTTGGTTTAAGCATAAAAAAGGTAAAGCAAAATATTTAATTGACCCATATAATGCACACAAAGATGAGTGGATTAGAAATGCCGCAAATGCGGTAAGAAATGCTTCTAGTTCTACAAGGGGTAGGGCAAAAGCAAAAGCTTCCAAAGTTAGGCGGAAAGGAAAGAGATAAAAATGTTTGCAAAAAGTATGGTAGACTTTTTAGAAAGTCAAGGCTTTGGGGAAAGAGATACAAACATTTTTATAAATAACTTTCCCTCAAGAACTAATATCTCAAATGCAATATGCGTATATGATACCCAATCTTTCAGCGTGAAAGGGCGGGCAAGAAATAGTGTAAATTTTACTTGTCAAATAAGAGTAAGAAATTTAAAGAGTGAAAAGGCGGAAGAGGTAGCAAATAATATCTATAAAGAGTTGGAGAAAGGTTTTATATATGATAAGAATAATAAAAGATTTACTATAAGACCTTTAAACCCTCCAAACTTTTTAATGTTTGACTCTGATAATAGAGCGAATTGGATATTGAATGTTACAGGACTCGCTTTAAATTATTAGAAAGGATTGATTAACGAATGGCAATTCAAGATACAAGGGTAGTTTTAATGGAATTGGCGGATGTAAAGGTTGCTCCTTTGCTGACTGACCCTGCTGATGGAGAAACTACTTATGGTGATTTTGTTGACTTAGCAGGTGCTTTGTCTTTACAAATTTCCCCTGAAATGGTAACTAAAACTCTGTATGGTGACTCTACCATTATGGATAACTATTCTCGTACTACAAGCATTAATATTACTGTTACTAACAGTGTAATCAGCTTGAGCGGTTTGGAAGTAATTATTGGCGGTAAGGTATCTAAGACAGGAGAGTCTTTAACTGAAAAAGTTACTTATAGCATGACAGACACAAGTGCAACCCCAGGTTACTTTAAAATCGAGGGTAAATGGAATTATCCTAGCACTGATGGTACTGTAAAAGATGCTCATGTTATTCTGTATAAATGCAGGGTAAGTGAACCACCTGACTTTACTATCAATGACTCTAGTGGTGACTTTGGCGATTGCAGTTTTACTGCTGTAGCTGTTCCTACTAACAAAGATGGTAAATGGTGGGATATGATTTTGCAAGCCCAAGCAACTGAAATTGGCGCAGAATAAGGCACAATAGTTGTGCTAATACAAATAGAGTGCTGTAAAAAGCACTCTATTTTTTTATCAAAAATACTTGACAAAATGATAATTTTGTGGTATAATATAGGTAGAAATATTGGAAAGATAGGAGATTTAATAAATGTCAAAATTAAATTTAGTAAAACCTCAAGGTGTTGTAATTGAAATGAAAGGCGTAGAATATGATTTAGTATATGATTTTAATGCTTTTGCAGAGTTGGAAAAAGCTTTTGGAGATATTCAAACAGCTTTTGATAAACTTACTGTAAGCCCTAAATTCGCAGATATTCTGACTATTCTACAAGCGGGTTTGATGAGTAATGAAAATCCGCCAACAAAGAAAGAGTTAGGTAGTTATTTAACTCCTACAAACATTAACAGTGTTGTAGAGATTATTGGTGAAGCATTGAATATTGCAATGCCTGTTGAAGAAAAAGTTAAGAAAGAAAAAAACTAAAGAAAACGCTCTCTAATGAGAAAGATGAGTGGGAATGGATAGCGTTTTATTATTTTTCTAAGAGAATTTTGAAAATGAGTGATAAAGAGTTTTGGGAAAGTACGCCCGCAAAAATATTTGCATTATTAGATTATCACTCAAAAGTAGAAAACCCACAAGATTTAGATAAAAAGAAAAAATTGGATAATGAGTCATTGCCTAAAATGACTCCTGAAATTTTTAAGCAATGGTCAAGATAATATCTTGACCATTTTAATTTAAAAGATTGGAGGAAGAGTGAATGGCGAATACAGTAGACCTTTCTAAATTAAGAACAGAGTTAGAAATGGATACTACAAAATTTGACCAAGGTACTGCAAAGGCACAGAAAGATTTAAAAACTCTAGACTCTAGCTTTCAAAAAACACAAACACAGATAAAAAACTCTTTGACAAGTATAGATAAGCATACAGTAGCTTCTACAAAAAGTATGACATCTTCCATAAAAACTTTAAGGGAACATACTGAAAAAGAGTTTGTAAAAACTAGAAAAGCAATAGATAGTTTAGGTACATCAGTAACAAAAGTAAATAATAGTACAAAAAGTATTACAAATGCGGTAAAAAAATTAACTACAGTATCAACTGAAATAAAAAACGGGGTAAAAGGTGTTACTGAATCTGTAAAAAGTAACACAAAAGCCGTTGCAGATATGGAAAAGTCTGTTGTAAAGTCTGTTGATAACATTTCAAAAAGTCTTAAGAGTTTAAATACCCTTAATGAAGATAAGTTAGCGGGAAGTATAAAAAAGGCTTTTACAAATACTAAAGGTGATGTTCTAGCATCTACAGAGGCTTTGAGACAGTTTAGGAAAGAGTTGGCTTTAGCTCAGCGAGAGGCGAGTAGACAAAATATTAAAATACATACTTATACCTCCTATAAAACATTGTCTTTAAATAATTCAAAACTGCCTTCAGACGTTCAAATGCCTAGTTATCAAGGAACATCTATAATTAACAATGTAAGTGGCGAACTAAATAAAGCCAATTCAAGTGCAAGCACTTTGTTTGGTACTTCTAATTCTTTACTCAAAACTTTCCAAGAAATATCTTTTAATATTTTCTTGTTAAGACAGGGTTTAATGCAAGTATCCTCAATTTTAGATAGTATTATATCCCCTGCATTAAACTTTTCTATGGAAATGGAAACTAACCAAGTTGGTATGGCAGGTATTTTATCTTCCATGACAGAGATAAATGGCAAAGCTCTTGAGTGGAACGATGCTATGGGGATTTCTAAAAGCATTATAGCAGACTTGAATAAAGAAGCTGTAAAAACTGCGGCAACTTCTGAAGAACTTATTACTACTTTTAGAGCATTATTAGGCCCAGGTTTAGGTGCGGGCATGAATATAGACCAAATTAAGGAGTTTACAGTAGTAGGTGTAAATGCTGTAAAATCTTTGGGATTAGATGGTAGACAACTTGTACAAGAGTTGCGTGACTTGGTACAAGGCGGTATTCAACCTGCAAGCTCTACTTTAGCAACTGCTTTAGGTTTGAAAGATAGTGACATAAAGGCGGCAAAAAATAGTGCAGAGGGACTATTTAGTTTTCTTATGAAACGCATGGAAGGCTTTAAGTATGCTTCT